ATAATACCAGTACTTGCACCACCACCTGCTGCGGGAGCGGCTGCTGCACTTGCCGCAGGACTACCAAATCCCGCCGCACCACCCGCTGCACCAATGCCTTCTGCAGCCGGGGCTGCACTCGCTGCTGTGCCTAAAGATGACATGGCAGGTGTTATAGCAGAGCCTACAGCAGAACCAATGCCAGTAGCTGCACCACCCGCAGCTGTACCGCCTAGCGCTGCACCTGTACCTGCCCCTAATGCAGAACCAGCACCCGCACCAGCGGCAGTTCCTCCGGCTGCTCCGCCTAGTGCACTACCCATTGCAGCTATTGCATCGATGAACATTCCAGCCCCCTTACTTTAGTAAGATACTCGTCATAAGTATCACTTGATAAATAATCTTCTACATCAGCAATCTCAGTCTTATCACATGCATGCACAGTAATAAATACAGTATCTTCAATAACATAACCTGCTTTCTTAGTGCCTGCGGGTGTTCTGAAAATATCACCTGCATTCAATGTATCAAATCCTTCTTTGGTAGCCACACATATCTGTCCTTTTGCAACTATGTTAATACACTCATAGTTATGTATTTTTCCTGTCAATACACTATCAGCAGGTAAAAATCCTGCACGTACATAAACACCTGGTATAAAGAAGTGATTAATTTCTATATCTGGTTCTGCAAAGTTCTCTTTAAGATAGCGGCTTAACTTATCTATCTTTTCTATATGGGCAAGTTCAGTATTCATTACAATAATCCTGATCCTTTAGAACTTCCGCTATTCTGGCCAGCTCCCCAACCAGTAGATGTACCTTGCCCCTGGTTAAAACTATTACCAGAGTTAAGCACAGTTGGAGCACCTATCACGCCTTGATAATTCTGGGCTTGCTGCCAAGGTGCGTTCGCTGCATTGAACTGCCCCATTCCGTAACCTTGGACAGCACCCGTATTGTTAATGCCTTGGTTAACAGTATTCTGTTGCTGTCCTAGCATACCTGACATTAAGTTTTGACGGTTAAAGTTATTGGTATCCGCTTGCTGGGCAATGTTCAGCTTATTCTGTAAATCTTTATCAAATGTATTGTATCCTGTTTGAGCCAGGTTACTTTGCAGGGCGTCATTAATACCACGCTCTGCAATACCTTGGGAAACACCTTGCCGTGAACTACCTGTCATACCAGTACCTGCGGCCCTAGCATCCAGGTTTGACATCATGTTTTGCTGTGTTCGATTAGCATCCTTGATATACTGGTTCTTCATGGCATCAGCATAATTATTCCCTTGGCCTCCCATTATATCTGCATAGGTTTGGCTGGTAGCAGAAGGGGTATTCTGAGATTGCTGCAATGAACTCATTAACTGATTGCCAATACCTAATCCACCATAAACACCGCCTTGTTGCATACCTTGATTGGCAGTAGCCGCACCTTGGGCTTGTTTATTTTGGAAATTAACGGCACCTGGCACCATCCCTTGGCTTTGGTTAACGCCTTGGTTATATAGATTTTGAGCACCACTATATAGGTTATTTAATGCACCGCTATTGAATACATCCTGCCCAAATGTACTACCACCTGAGCGGGAATTTTGGGAGTTATTCCCATAAATATTCATTCCTTGATTACTTGAACTTGAGCCACTCATATTAATTCTCCAAAGGGCACTTGATAACTACATAGGACTCTGACCAGCCCTTACTTTTTAATGCACGCATCCAGCCGTCTCTAACTGCCATGCCACGTAACTCTGTACACTCATACTTCTTAGCTAACATCTTTAAAAACACTAAAAAGTCTTCTCCCCAACTAAACATCTTATCGCCACCAAAGATAGGTATAAGAAGGCTCTTAAGCCCACTATCGTAAGTCACCAATTCTATAGTAGTCACAGCTATTATCTCGCTTCCCATATTAACGGTGACAATAACAGAACCACCCGATAGCGCACGGTTGTAAAGCGTCTCTTCGGTAAACTCACCGTTACTAACCTTAATGACTCGCTCAAGATGTACCATCAACTGTGGCCACAAGTAGTCCAGCATTATTGGATTAATCATGTGGAAACTGTATGGGCTCATGCTATATGTACCCACCCAGTAGATTTATAAATCCATAAACCATGTAAGGTAATTGTTGGTAGCACTGAGTTCTTAAAGTAGTAAAGCCTACCAATAACAGGTCGGGTTGGTAAGTAGGTTCTATGTTCAGGCACAGCATTAGCTTGTAAGTCATCTATCGCTTGGGCCATACGGGTAAAGTAGTTCTCCAAATCAACAGTTAAGCCTTTAGGTACGGTTTCCATTATCTTTGTCCATTATTGGCATAATAGAAGGTAAAACCAGATAGTCCAAAAGGCGTGTTACCTATGCTTGAAAACTTCCAGGAATGGTAAACACCTGTTGATCGTATATCTACTTTTTTAGATTTGGATGGATCGTATATTACAGCTGGTTTCCACATGGTATCAGCACCAAGATTATACTTTGACCCTACTTGGATAGACATTTGGCCATTGCATTGGATCATAGGGTATAGACTTACAATAGTTGACACAGATAACATGTTGTCAAATACAAAGTCTTCATGCAATAACGTTGCATCTAAATCCGCTGAACCATCATCGATGGTTAATGCGCTAACAATACTATTGGCAGGATTAATCCCTATGATTGCGCCTAGTATTGGAATATCATTTACATAGTTCCAATTAAAAGGTGATAACTCCCATTCACCCGCTTGATCATCCCATGCAGGTTCCTGACCCGCTGAATTACCAATCATGTTAGCCCATGAACCTGTGGCAGTATCATACTCAGAGGTTATCGTATTCCAGCCTATCTGAACAGTTGATGATATAAGCGGAGCATAAATCATACTTGAGAAATTAGAACCCAAGTCCCTAATGGAAAAAGTGTCATCTTCCCAGTTATAAATAACCGCTAGATTAGGTAATGTAAAGGATGCTTCAACAATACAAAACCAAACTTCTTTTTTAGAATAATCAGATAAAACATATGCATTCTTGGCATGCGTAGAACCTAATGCAGCACGTACTCTAACACGCATCCTATTATGCAGAAGTGAGACAACATTAGTTCCATCATGGACAATGATGTCATCTTGTGTAATTACATAATGTCTTTGATTGGCATATACCGCGCAGTTTTTTGCAAGTATTCCATAGGTATTGGATAACTCCACTACATTCCAAATAAACTCGCCTCCTACATAATGAAGGATGCTTATGCCAGATTCGGAGTAGATAACAAATGTATCTCTTAAAGTAAGACCATCAACTATTCGTCCATAGTTGCCTTGTAATACAGATACACCTGCTATAGTAGATAAGTCTGTTTCATCCCATGTAAAAGGTATACTGCCATTATCAGCAGGAGCAGACCATCTAAAAGTAGTTGGCTTTTCTACAGCACCTTCGACAGTACCTAGTGCAAATAGAAAGTTCTTGTGGGACCTAATTAAATTAGCATGTATTAAAGCGGTTTCCCATGTATCAGTAGCGGAAAATGGCAAGGGTTGTAATAACTGCGAACCAGATATGGGATCCCAATACTCAGGGTACCAGTCAGGATTATTGAAAACAGGGACTTGGTTGTCATTACAAAAATCCCAATTTTTAGCAGTTACAGAATAAGCGCCTGAAGATATGTTATAGAAATTAGTGCCATTGCTGGCTATGATAGATGTAGTGCCCATTACAACATAAAATGCAATATCACTGGAGACCACACAGGCAATTTTACTGGGTGTAATTGGATCGGCAAAATACATTAAATCCGTCTTACCATTAAACGAAACAACTGCTTTTCTAACACAACGAAAATTATTACCCCCTGAAAAAATATCCGGCGATAAGTTAACAGGGACTATATCTGTATTGAGTCCTTTTGTTTCACCAATAGTAAGCGCTTTAATTTCCATAATTAAGCCATTAACATAATATAAGCCAATACATAGTAAGGAGGTAGATTGCCATTTGTGGCACTTATACCTGCATTATTAACAGTAGGGCTCACAGATATTGTTCCATTCACATAATGGATGTGATTATTAGATTCACCATTAGTAGTCCCGCTATGGGTATGTAATGCATCGGGATCACCCGTAACATCTTGCTGTTGACCTAACCCTGACCCTGACTGTATACCACCTGATCCAGTAACCTTTAGATAGGTGTGTGTATGTGCATTACTCTCTGTAGCTGTGGTAAATGAATGGGTGTGGCTGGCATCTTCAGTGGTAGTTACTAAAGTATGTGTGGCACTAGCCGTAGCTGCATGGTTATGTAGTGGGACGATAGAATCTGCACTTCCACCTGTTGTATTAAGTGCATGTGTAGAACTAGTGCCCATAATGAACATACCCCGTAAATCAGGTGTGCTATTAGTTCCATCACATATTTGCCAACCAGAAGGAGCTGTTACACCTGACCACATGGCAATCATCCCAATTGGGCAAGCATTCTGCACACGTGTCAATTGAGTTTGTATGCTACTTGTCACACCATGCACAAAGTTAAGTTCATCCTCTGTAGCAGTTATTGCCTTGCCAAAACCTGTCCCTGATACCCCTGGAAACTGTACTTGTAATACAGATTTAATAAGCCTAAGATGGTCGTCCCCCTGATTTATAGGGTCTTGCCTTGTAGGGTTAGATACTTGTAGTTGTCCAATATAGGACGCTGATTCTAAACTCATGTTTGGATGTCCTGTTTTGTGTCAGCATCTTGCGGTGCACTTGCAATTTGCTTATTAATATCATCTATTAATGGTGCCACTAGATAAAATGGCATTTGCTGCAATGCTTTATCAATAATATGAAGTTGTTCTTCAGTAAATTCAAGAAGCATTATGCCCCCACCAATCCATGAGTTGTCAGTGCTACTTGTAATGCTGCAACTCTTTCTGCCAATTGTTGCAATGTTATAGTGCTAGTGGCATACCCAGTTGCTTTATTAGTTATGCCTGTAAAAGCAGTCCATCCCGTATCACGAATGCCGACTACCTTAGTGGCATTTAATTTTAAATAAGGTGATGCTGATACGTTGAAAGAAGCTCTTTCAGTTGTCTGGCTAGTGTAAATGCCCCAGGTAACCGTCGCAGAATTATAGTTAGTCCTAATAGAGGTAGTTGCTTCCCAGGAAATAGATTCGCCTACTTTCATCCTTATGGCGGTACTCGTATAGTTACCTTCAAGCATTAGTCCACAGGCGCTATTACCTTGTAGCATAATATCTGCTACACTAGAGGGTGAAAGAGTTGAGGTTTTAATATGATTAACTACACTAGAGGTAGCCTCTATTGAAATGGTAGTTGATCCTGTTCTCAAGCTATTACCACTAACCAGTATTCCATATTTCCAACCACCTTTAGGGCTTATATCATTTCGTCCATTAATATAAACCCCCGTGGCTCCATCGTGTAATATCGAGGGTAACCCAGTGATTGGGTGCGTAGCAGGCGCAGTTGCAGTTGAGTTACCTACAACTACGCCAAAAAATCCTCCAGAATTATCATAGCTGGCACTCTCAGTATTTAAAGCAATTGTTGATCCGCCCGCGTGTCTTGTTTCACCATGTAATGCAGATGTCCACAGGGCCGCTGTACTACCTCCAACTCCACTTGCATATAACGCGGTATTTCCATTACCATCAGTTGAAAAATTAACCAAATTTGTATTTATGCCAGCGGCATGGCAAGCGCCATAAGCTCTAACAGTGACTGCTATGGGAACACGCGAATTAGCACCATCCAGAGGGCTTATATCCGGCGTTTGGTCAACGCATGAAATCATTGATACACGAGCTTGTGAAGGCGTTACAACAGAGTTTGCATAGTCCCGATTTAATAATGTTGCTATAGACGTAACATTATATACAGTTCCACTATATAAATAATTTCCAATAGGAAATATGAAGGCTACTTTAGCACTTCTTGCAGCAGCAAGAGCAGCATCAATCGCTGTAGTATCGTTTGTTATTCCATCTCCATTAGCCCCAAACTGTTTAACATTAATTCCTTGAATAGAAAATAATTTCCAACGCCCGCCATCCGTAGCAACAATAATTGACCCATTATCATCTACACTTGTAGTATCTGTAGAATCATACCAATAAGTACCATTCCCACTATCGCCAGCGGTGTAATATCCATTAGTGGCAACTGATGTCACATTTAAAAAAGATGTATTCCTAAGGGCAGCAATGTTAGAAACATACTTTAATCCTGAGGTTAGGCCATTTAACTGAGTTTCAGTGGCTGTTATAGGTACAGAAAATCCAACACCAGAAGAACCAGGAAACGTATCTTTAAGGACTGTTTTTATTAGTCGTAAATGGTCATCACCTTGCCCAACCGGATCAGATGGTACTGGATTGTTAGGATCAAGTCCTGCTATAGTAGTTGTTGTTTCAAGTGCCATTTCTGCTATCCTATTCGCGTTTGTAGTGGAGTTCCGCTATAGACAAGGACATTATCTGCTTCTTCTAATTCATCTATAACTTCCTTAAATCTAGCATCCCATAATGAAGTTGCATTAGCATCTTTTATGAAAGCATTTATCTCTACCATTATCCCGTTAATGTATAAATCAGGGTGGTTGATACTAATCCAGTTTTCAGTATTAAATTGAGTTAAAGGAATAATATTTCCATAGTAAACAATCTCTAGCTGTTTTTCTCCATCGGTAACCACAGGTTGTATAATGAGTTGGTTTGCCAATATGTTATAGAAGTGCTTTAAGCTATTATCGACATTAGTTGTGTTGGTCGCTGTATTCATTTGCTCTGGATTTATCAAAGCCAGAGTGGTACGACTGGTTGGTGTGGTTAGATTTACGATTGCAATATCTTGTAATGCTGAGAAGTCAGAAGGTAACGTATATCTACCATCGGTAGGATTAGGTTCAGGAAATTGGTATCTGATACTCATATCCTCAATAACCAGCAATCGGTTAATACGAGACTCTACCATTGAGATGAAATAGGGGATCATATCAATTACTGCTTGGTCTTGCCGATCTGAATAAGCAAGGGCTATTGTGGTTATCTGCGAATAGTTCATACGATGTCACCACCTTGCGCTTTGTAGTATGCAATTAACATACCTTTAGTGTTCTCATGCTGCCCATATCCTGCATTGGGCAGACTTGCCCATCTCGATCTACATTTATGTAAAGCACTGCCAATATTTCCAGAATTTACATCCACTGTAGCATCACATTCTCTTATTAATTGCATAGCAATTTTATCCTGACTATAGGGACCAAAATCGGTTAAGCCTAACAATTGCTTATAGGCGTCGTAGTACCTTGCAAGAATCTGATAGCGTCCTGCAGCGGTTGATTTAAGCCCATTTTTATTTAATGTTACAACCTTTCTAGGGTGGTCAGCATAGCCTTTAAATAAGGTTCCACCCACTAGTACGTTGTACCCATTATCTGAATCTTTTATAGTAGATGTACCTTCACTATAGGCAATCATATCTAGAAAGGCGTGCATATTTTTAGTCATAAATCACCAGATAGAAAGCAACAATAGAACCAACATGTACCAAACGATAAAGATAACTATTTGCCAGGTATCAAAATAGAATAACCATCCTTTAGGTTGATGCTCTTCAGTATGTAACTCTTTAGCACGCTCAGTCTCGGTCATCTGCTTCATTCTCCTCTGCAATTCTAATAAGTCGTCGCTCTAACATATTTTCAACTAAAAACAAAAACCTAGTTCCCATATGTCCAGAAATTCCACCGATAGCAGCACAAACCCCAATAGGAAAGTTATAAGCTTCCAAAAGCATAAAAGCGGTGATTCCGACAAAACCACTAATGAACAATTCCCCTAACATTCTAACAAAGTCCAAATTACCTTTTTTGCAAGAACCATCAATACAATTTATAGCACCGCCTGAAACTGCCATTATAATCGCGAGTAACCACACCCAGTATGGCCATGATTGTGGATTACCAACATTATTCCCCACTATCTTTTCCTCTACCTTGACCGGCCAAATATCCACTAACCATACCTAGCATAAAAGTTAATAAGTCACTTGCCATCTTTGCAGACTCTTTTGGAACTGTCCCAATAGGATAGTTTCCTGTTAACCAATAAAACTCAGTCCCGACTACAAACGTGCAAACGGTAAGTGTAAGCATTATGGCAATGGTGCCTTTTACATTCATGGCGTATAAATGTCGGCAGCCCTCGGTGTAGCGGTTGCTCCTGATACTATATATGAGCTTAATACACCTAATTCTATTTGCATCCCCCAAATAATAACCGTATCAGTGGTTGAGTAAGTAGGGACAGGGACATTAATGTTATTGGTTAAAGCAAACCTAAACCGTGTATCAGTGTCCGGTAAATTACCATTTATTGAAATTCTATAAAATCCACCTGCAACAGGTGTAATACTGCGGCTAACAAAAACACCAGCACCTTCTGTATTGACAGAGTTAACGAATTGCCAGGTTGTAGTATCAACAATGCAGAATACTGAATTTGATACTACACCATTACAGAATTGTAAAGCAACGTATTGCGATGTACCTGCTTTTATGAACATTGAAGATGGGTAATTTTGGTTTGCAACGGTAGTTAATACCCCTGCAAATAATCTTTGTGTTGCTGATGTACCTGACCCTGCTACTAATGTTGCAGTCACATCACCGCGCGGGGATACCTGATTTCTTGTCAATACAGGTGTAGAGGTATACCCTGAAGCAACTAGAATGTTCTCAGACCAAATATTTAAATTTGTAGCAGCAGATTCAACTAATAGTGTGATTGGTGTGGGTATCTTTGTACCCACAGCTTCTGTTACAACATTGCTAACTACCGTATTTCCATTAGTTGTTGAAAAATATTTAACACCGTCTACCCCTGCCCCGTGGAACGGTGTGGTTAGCACGTTTGTTGAAACATACTCTGAGGGTGCTTGTATTGCTTGTCCTGTTACATCTTCAACGAGGAAATTTCTAGCAAATATTGTCCCTGCTATACCATCACCACCTTGGCCTACTCTGTTTTCAAAACCAATCCTGGCGTTAGCAGAACTATTAGCGGTTCCTATAAATGAATACCTAACATAGTTTGGTGTTAATGTTAGGTTAAGGAATAATCCCGTAAATGTAGAATCAGGAGAACTAACTCGAATTGCTGTTTTAGTGCCTTGTTTTACTTCCCAAGAAAATCTATAGGTATTGCCAGCTATAAATCCTGCTACACTTTGAAACCTAAAATCATTTCCTGCCCCTGTAAATGTAACTTGATCACCTGTTACAGAACCACTAGGGGTAGCATTAAGCCAAGGGGCTGCTGACAAGTCTTGAGAATACAAACACATGTTCTCAACGCGCCTTGCTCCTTGGAATCTGGCTTCATTTATTCGTGCAGATTCTACTAATCCATCAAAACTAAGAAGTGTACCGATTGTCGATCTTGTTAAAGTAGCCCCTGCTGGTAAACCTACTGACGTGCTTGCCTTACCGATGCCCACGGTGTTAAGGACATGCGGCCATCTACTCTCTGGATTTCCATCTGTAAAGTAATTTACATTTCTTTTGTAATTCAGAGAGAATAACTTGGCCATGACTATGCTCTAGTTAATTGCATAAGGATAGGGCCATTGTTGCTAAACAATGAGCCTGCACTTGAGCCATAAGTAACTGTAATAGTAGCGAAAACTAATATCGTTACATTAACCACAGTAAAGATTACAAAGTTAGTGGCATCTGAAGCATTGTAAAACTTAATGACATCCCCTGCTTTTATTCCATTCATGGCAGGTAATACTGTAGAACCATCAGCATTGGTAAAACTTGCATAGATGATTGTTGAAGTTGCAAATGTCACTGCATTGAGTTTTAAATTGCCTAAACCAGGGTCAGTGCTGGTTATTGCCGTGAGAAAGTTCCACTTAGATACCAAAGAATCTTTATCTTGGCCTACTTTATTCCAACCATCATTCCACGAAAACCAATCTTCACTTAAAGAAGTAAAAGGGTTTGTTGTTATTGCAGCCCCTAGTTCTTTTGCCCTTGAACCATCACAGTACTCTAGGTTTTCTCTAGGATGATTTTTATATATGTCACCAGCCATTAGCTTTTTCCTTGAACTAAGCAGAGTTTTCCCTCTGCTGATTGTAAATAACGCGCCATTGCAGCAGCCGCTACATCAGCATCATAATGATTAAGTGCATAGCCATCCCGGATCGCTTTCTCAAACATATTCATGGGTATACTTGCTTCAAGCCTTCCCCATTCCAGATTGCGTATAGCACCTGGATTATTCCTAAGTTCAGCATTACGGGCAAGTATGATAGCTTCTGATGGTTGGGTTTGCTTATGGGCAACTTCATCGATATGAGTTAGAAACTCAGATTTAATCACACCATCAAAGGTTGGCTGGAACATACTAGAACCTGCTAAACTTAAGGGCTACATTGGTGCCCACATCTACAACAACCCCTGCGGCAGGGTCTTGTGAGGTGCATAGCAATGTCGAAGTGATACCGCTGTCCATTGCGCCTCCAGCAGCGTTAGACGCCATCATTCCAGAGTTGCCCAATTGAGCGGTCCTTAATGCGGTTAATATCGCCGCGTTGGCGATTCCTGTACAGGTAGGTACTGCAACTGTAGTTGGCATTAAACTAACTCCACGTATTTATCTAAGAAACAAGAAACTTCAGCCAAAGTTGCTAAACCTTCCTCACCGGGTTGAATAACTCCACTTTGCAGCGATACTTCTTTAAAATGAGTATTCCTAACATTAACAGGGTAGGTTAACTGGCCTACACCTAAGACAGGCTGGTTCTCCGCTACAGGCGGTGCTACTTTATCGATTGCTTCTTTGTGTTGTATTGCCATTTTCATCTCCAAAATTAAAACCTACTCTGGGAAGGTGAATAACCAGAGCAGGAAAACATACCGGTATTGGACGGCGTTTATTTAAGCAGTTACTGCTAATGCAGGGTTAATATCACCAATGATTGCATGTGACTTTTCAGTTAATACTTTCAAAGTCCAATCAACTGACATTTGCTTATTTTCAGCAAGGCCAGTCTTAGCCAAGTCCTCAGTTCTATATCCTTTCAGATAAGAAATAGACAAGTAAGACGGGTCAACTATAAACACATCAGCAACTTGTGTAGAACCACTGTCCACATGTGTTTTTTGTAAACGATTAGGAACCAGTTTAAGAGTTCCAAAATCAGTAACGAATACATTTACACTACCCAATGCAGTTGCAGCTTCGGAACTCTTGCCTTGATCAGACATAAGGGTAGCCACACGTGCTGAGGAAGTGAACAAATATTCTGAGAACTTACGAATGACGCCTGGTATTGACATCATGATAGTAGGGTCTCCACCGTCTTGGTATACAGCCTGGACGGCATCTCTAACCAATGTTTCAGTAAGAGCCCTAGCAGCAGTAGGGACGCGAGCCACAGTGAGCCCAGTAGAACCACTGAAGCCACCAGCAGTACCACCATAGTTATGGCTAGCAAGCCAACTTGGAAGGCCACCGATTTTACCAGCTGTTGAAGCTCCATCGTCTGCAACCGAAGCTTGGTTTTGTAAGCAAATGGCATCAACGTCACGTCTTAACTCCTGTTGCCGGCGCATAACTTGATAACTTGTTTCTTTAGTTCTACCAATAACATCAGATGCATCAGCACGAAAAGAAACCCTAACTACCTTTTGTGAAATTTGACTCATTTTGTTATCACCTTGGCTCTTTATCCTAGGTTTCTATATATTCCTATATAGTTCAGACTATATCATCAGTCTTTTGACTGTCCCGCGCTCGTGTCTGTTGCCTTCCGGCTTCAGTTAGTCGTTGCACCTTCCAGCACCTTTTAACTTGCTGGCTTGGCTCAGTATTGCCCGTTCTGGGTATTCACTGAGTTCACGGGATTTTACAACCACCATCAATTTAATGGTTGCCTACTCTATTACCTATTACAGTATTGTTTCCCATCTGTGTTTACGTTAAGGTTTTTTATCCTTAACCTTCTCATAGTCTCCTATGAGATCAGCATATATCATAAACAAAATTTCCTACTTTTTTGTAGGTTTTCTGTAGCTGTCAATATTTCGAGATTAGATGCTACATGCAAGCCACTAACAAGTTCTCCTCTTAATGGTATTACATGGTCAACATGAAATAATATGCCTGTTAATTTAGTTAATTCCCGCGCTTGACGGTATATCTCAGCTATTTTTTTATGCTCGCCTTCAAAGCAGGATTGTTGCATCCTTGAGCGACGTAAAGCATTATAAGAGAAGTATTGTTCTTTATTATTTTCATAATAAGACCTTGCGGATGCTTTTTTAGATTCCTTATTATTCTGGTATCTAATGGCATCATACGCTCTAGCTGATTCTAAATTTTTGTCCCTATATTCACGTTGCTTAAGTCTTGCTGATTCAACGTCCATTGCACGTAATTCTACACGCCTTGCGTTTATTTCTTCAGACCTTTCTAATCTTGTATTTCTAGCTCTTTCAATGTTCTTTTCTCTATGCTTTGCATACGTTTTTAAAGACCTTTCTCTAAAAATTTCTGGGTTAGCCTTTCGTCTAAGAACATCTTTTTCTCTACAAACTTCAGTATTGTTAGCCCTATAATTCTTTGACCGATTAGCTGCACATTCTTTACATTGTGAAGCATAACGAGCGGCCCTTCCCTTATATTCCTTAACATACGTAAATAAGTTAAGGGTCTTTTCTACTGAACATAAAGTACAAACTTTTGTTTCGGTGTTTTCTTGGGTTTTCATTATCTACTCCTATATAATTTATATATAAGTATACTACATTTCCATCCGTATACAACATATAAAGTAAAATAAAAGTTTAGACTGTATAACCTATGCGTTGAACCTTAACCCAGTTTCTTGGGTTCTTGGCTGCTGATTTTCCAATCTTGGTAATTTTCAAACATTCACGGTTACCTTTACAGATTACGTTGTAGTTTACCAAGCTCTAAGGACGTTCCAGCAATTTACACCGTTTAGCGCGGGCTAATGAAAACTCGCATCTGCACCATCCACCACGGCATTAGTGACATCAGGTGTAGCAAGAACATCAAGTGTCCACTCAGCATATTCATTCTTGTGTGTGTCGCTTCCTACCATATCAGTGAATGGTAATGGAATCCTGCTTATATCAAAAATGCGATTCCTCGCTTATTATCTCATTGGCATTTAACCAACAATTCTTTATCTTTCGATAAAGGTTAGACTATATCTTCAACCCGATTGTTCTTTTTAGAATTATCCGAACCTAATAAAACTTGCAAATTACTGGGTACAGTAAGACCACTAATTGTTTTACCCTGTAAAGGGATTATATGGTCAACATGATGCATTTTTCCGGTTTCTTTAGTCAGCCTTTGAGCTTCCTGATAAAACGGTTTTATATCATCAATACTTATCCAAGCCGGTATGCTTTGCTTAAGTCTTTTATGTCTAACTGAATTTCCAGCTTTTATAATGTCGTTGAACTTATCGCTAGTATGATACAGCTTACGCCTTCTTTCATTAATAACTGATTTATCAGCTTTTTTATAAGAATCCCTCTTTTTCGCATTTACTAATTCAGTATTGTTGGCATGATACTCTATTGAATACCTTTTAAACCTTTCACTTGTATTAGCATAATGTCTCAAAGTTTGAGCCTTATGTTTTTCTGGATTATCTAACCGCCATTGCTTAAGATATTTTTTACCACAATCTTTGCAATGACCCATCTGTCTGTAGAATTGAGATAACTCTTTTTCCTCAGAACACTTAGAACATCTTTTGGTTGTTGCGCACTCGTGTTGTTTCATATTCTGTCTCGATACACCCTATTGATAACAAATAAAGTATATCAAAGATACGACAGAAAGTATACATTAGTCGTTGAACCTTCATCTTGTCACCAAGATGCTTGGCTGCTGATCGACCAATCCTGACTATTTTCAAACATTCACGCTGGCCTTCACAGGCTACGTTGTAGTTAATCAGGCTCTAAGGTGTTTCCAGCAATTCACGCAATTTTTCACTTTAAATTACTAAAAAGTGGTGACAAATCAACAACTTATATCACATCCTCACGAATCAGTCCCTTATATGTTGCCGCTTTCAGATCGGCGCTGTCTAAATTTGTTGAAGCCATTTTAATTTACCCCTAAAAATCGTTAATATATCTGTTTAAGCAACTCTGCTACCGCATCCGTTTCCGCTGCATGTTTGGCATAACCGCTTGAAGCTTTCGCTTTGCTAGTTAGTTGCTCCAACTTTGTCTTTGTTGCTTGTTGCTTGCCTGTAGGTTTTTGAAATTTAGCCACAGGTTTTGCAAGTTTCTTTTCTGCTATAGTTTTACCAGCGCGGTACTTTTTGGCATCAAGGATTAAATCCAAAATACGGGCGTCTTTTACATCTGCAAACTCTTGGGCTGAAAACCCATAGGTATCTGATACGAAAGATTGCATAGCTGATAAATCGGCTTTGAATTTCTTTGTGTCAGTCCATTCAGGGTGCGCTTCGATTGCCCTTTGAACTTGCTCTTGTATATAAGCTTGCGTCTTTTGTCCAAACTCCTCTTGATACTTTTGAGTCTCTTGCTGTTTTACTGTATCTGTAGCAGCCTTAATCTTTTGTATTTCATCAACACGAATGTTGTAGTCCTGTACCAGTGCGGCATATTCCCCGGGATTCTGGAAACGTAGGCTATTCCAATCTATTCCTTGATACTCTTTAACAAGAGCAGATTCAAGATAAGTTGTTAAAGCTTCAGCATCTTTGATCTTGGTTTGGTATTCTTGCAGCACTTCATTCTTTTTTACTTCAAGTTGTTTCCTTTCTTCCGCTAGTGCTTTGCTCTTCTGAGTATTTGATTTGTTGTTTTGGTAGCCAGCTATTAAATCATTGGCAGGTACTACTTCAACCTTACCATCTACTTTTATCTTGAAGCCTGCAAAGTCGCCATCATCATCAAGAATTATCTTGTCTTCTGGTACACCTAAGACTTTCGACCAGGTTGCTTCGCCTTCTGCATCCTCAGAATCCCCATCATCGGTATCA